AAAGCATTTGATTTACCTATATTAAGAGACTCAATGGATATTTATTGTATAAATAAGTATATTAAAGAAGAACAGTTTATTGATACATCAAGAGATTTATTGAAAGGACATAAAGAAAGATTCCCTTTAAGTAATCTAGTTAAATGCACTATGAATGACTCTAAACTAATGGATAGCGCAGATGCACCTAAGTTATGGAAAATGGGCCAATATGATGCAGTAGTAGAATATTGCATGAAAGATACTCAATTAGTTTATGACTTATGGGAACACGGAATACAACACGGATTTGTTAAAGCCTTTTCAGTTGAAAAGGGAGAACACTTGGAATTGGAGGTGAATTGGTAATGACAGGCTGGGAATGGTTTGGATTATTTGTTTTCATGGTAATTCTAATGCTTTTGTTCTTTGCTGCTTTTGGTGGAACTAATATCACCGATGAAAGCGTTGAAGAATATATGAAGCGTTTGATGAATGAAAACAATAACACAAAGTGATTATATGGGATTAAAACAAGTTTGTCCTTACTGTAAGGAACAAACGCTCGCAAAAAGACTATTAGGCTTTTATGTGGGTTCAACCGAGCAAGTAAAATTGTGGGAATGTAGGGCTTGCTTAGGCATTTGGTCTGAAAAAACAAATTGAGAGGGGCTTCGGCCTCTCTCTTTTTTTTGGTTTTTTCTTAGTTAAACAAAAATTTTAATTTTCGCTTATTTTGAATTTTGTTGCTACAAATCAGCACAATTCACAAAATAGACTATGCACATAATTTACGGATATAAAAAAGGAGAATACAATTGCTCCTAAGAGCGACTTTGCTAGTATTTCTTTTATTGTCATAATCAATCACTAATAATCATGAATCCTGTTTGTAAGGGAGCAATCTGGTCATTAACTGATTGTAAGGTAATATGCTCAAATGGGCCTAATGTAATTACATTTGGTGCAGAAAGTTTAGGATGCCCTGCTTGACCCAAGTTAATAACTCCAACAGAAGGAGTTATATTGTTTGGAGCGCCTTCTAGATTTATAATATAAAGAATATTTCCTGAAGCGGGAGCAGGTAAAGCCACAGTATTTCCTGCACTAGCAAGAGTCTCAATATAGACTACTGTTTTTGTTCCCGTAATAACTGGTGTTTGTTGCCCTGATGCATTTGAGGAAACAATTTCATACGAAATATTTTGATTAACAGTAGAATGAATACTACCAACAGTAATATCATTACCAGTAGTATTGCCTCTTCCAGTCACAGTATCTAAAGTGTCTGCTTCAACCTTTAAATCAGCAATAGATTGTGCAGTAACAGTTTTTAAATTATCTGCGTCATTTGTGTCTTTGATTAAGACCTTATCATCAGTAGCAACAGTAGCAGTAGTGGTGGTTAAAGCCAAATTAGCAATCGCTTGTGCAGTAGCAGTTTTAATTTTATCCGCATCATTTGTATCTTGTAAAATAATTTTATCAGCCGAAGCAATAGTAGCGGTAGGTAATGTATCTAATTTGTATAAACCTGTCATTGTAATGCCGTTAGCATCTCCTGTTAAAGCCCCAACTTCCGTATAAGTTCCACTATTATCTCTAGCAATACTTAAGTGATTTTCGCTTTTATCTACTGTTAAATATTGTAATTGCATTGGATTAGAACCCGTATGAACCAAAACCCCAATAATAGTATTTCCAGCAGGAACATTAGGTGTTTTATTCTTTACTGTTCCTTGTATTCTTATAACTGCTCCACTTGCAGGAGCAACAAGTATTGAATAAGTATTGCCTGTTGAACCCGACCCTGCGCCAATTGTTAAAGTATCACCTGCTACATCAACTATTTTTCCATCACGCATAATTTTTCCAGCAGCAATATCTACACTTGTAGCACTTATGTTTGTAGCGGCAAATCCACTAATAGCATAATTTTGACCTAAGCCATCCGATAATGCCTTAATTATACCCGCATGAGGAAAATCATCATCATCTCTAATATCATTTAAACTGACTCCTGTTCCCATTTCTGAGTATTTGTTTGGGTTATCTACCATATCATTCCACCTCTAATAAAACAAAAATTTCTAAAGTATCTGTTGTAGGTATTGGCCCTACTCCGTCAAAATTAACTCTTTGTAATAAAGCACCGCTACCATCAAAAAGCCCAGATTCTCGGATGACTTTACCATCAATAAGATTACCTTGAACAGTGATTTTAAACTCTATTACATTTAATGATGATTCGGACTCCACTAAAACTGCTTGAGTAGTAGATAATCCTAAAGGAACATCTAAAGTCGTAGCCGTAGGAAAGGTAGAGTTACCTCCTAAACCTAAATCTCCACTAGCCACTCTTGTTTGTATGTCTGTTATTATGTAATCTCTTAATTTATCTGTTATCATCTTACATCTTCCTCCACTAAGGTATTGTAGGTAATTGTTCCTTCGGAAAAGCCAAACGGTGTAGTCGCAGTATTTAATGCGTTGCCGAACCCGAACTTAAACCCTCCGCTTGCATTCCTGCTACGAACTAATAATTTTAATTGCTTTACCTTTAGTTTCTCTAAAAAGTTATAAACTTGTTCATTGGACACTAAATCTTTACTTCTCAAAAATGATTTTGTTTCTTTATTAGCCATTAGTAATTCAGCAAAAATATCGGAAAGGTCTTTATGATATTTTCCTAATTGTAATGTAATAAATCCAGTTAATTCATGTTTCATCTCTAAAACCACATATTCCGATAAAGGTATATTTTCTCTTGTGATTTCCACACCTACAATATCACCGACTCTTAATTGACTAATGCCTTTACTTTCCATAGAAAAGGTTAATTTTTCATTTAAAGAAGAATGCATTCTAAGAAGTTTTGAAGCCCTCAAATTAACATCTTCTTGTGTCATTAAAGTTTTATCGTTTACTTCTAGGGTTTTTCTACCTCTTTTCTGAATAGAGCGAACATCTTTACGAACAGATTTATGCGCTCCGCCATATACAATTATCTCGTTATAAAAATCAAAGACAGTAGATACCTTTTCAAATTCATAAATTAAGAAGTCTCCACTATCATCAATAATAATATTAGTTTGATTTTCTGAATCATTGTCAGGAACAATTTTAAAGACATTATTTTCTTCTAGAAGTTTCATATCTTTTTTCTCTAAAACATACCTAATAGCAGAATATAAATCTACTCCTTGATAGTCAGGAGCAAGGTATTTAGGAGCAAGAACATTAGATGTAATTTCAAATTCAATTCCTTCTTGTTCAAAAAGTTCATTAATTAAGTCATCTCCTTCTAATCCAATACTTACAGTAGAGCCAATACATGCTCTTTTAGGGTTTATTTTTAATTCTTGGTTTGATTCTATAGTAAATGATTCGGAAGCAGAAATTACTCCCTTTGCGTTCATAGTGTCGGATAATTCCATGCTTCCGAATAGAGAGTCACGACTAAAGGTGACATTTATTTTTTTGTTATTATCTCCATCACTGAAGAATAAAGGAACAGGAGCATCGTCTAATGATAAATCATTAATAAATTGTTGTCCATTTCTTATTACTAAAGAACCACTATTAGTGGATTGCTTATCTGTATCAACAAAAACAAACATTGATAGTGCGCCTTCATCCTTGTATGATTTATCTGCGAAATCGCCATCTATTCCTTCTACAAAGAAATATCCTTCAGTAATGTCATAAACTTTATTACTGTTCGGCATTTTAGTATAAGATGGTTTCATAACATTCATATCAATTTTTTTAGGCATAAAGTCATACAAACAAGTTTCATTCGGCTGAAGTATTCTGTATGCTTTTCCAACAGTTAATTCAATATCAGTAATAAGATGGTGTTGTTTTGTAGTAGTAGGGTGCGGTTCATGAGAAATAACATGAATAAGTTGAGTCGGTTCAACCTCACTACTGCTTCTTTTAACAGTTTTACTCCCAGTAGTCTGTGCAAAACCACTTGTATGTCTGCCGTGTTCGCTAGCCAAATAACACCCAGTTAAATCAATATGCTTTAAAAAGTGATTATCATATGCTCCTAAAGCATCATCAATTATTATAACATTTAATTTTAAGTTTCCATTAGAAGAAGTAAGGTCAGAAGCAGTAAAAGAAAGAGTATTTGTTCCACTTGCTGTTGCCGCACCACTTAATACTACATTTGTTGCATCAGTAATTGAAGCGATAGTAATTGTTCCTGTAATGCCTGTTCCTGTGACAACCATGCCTACACGCAATTTAGACGAATCAGCAACAGTAAGAGCCGTTGAAGTATTAGTAGTTGTGCATGACTGAGTATTTGCGCTTATATAAAGTCTAGGTTTAAATACCATATATGCGCCATCAGCCGCTTTAGGGTCATCACTTGTTGATGATGGAGCAGAAGTTCCCGAATCAGTATTTGCGTAATCTTTAAAATGAGAACTTGATTCTAACACAAGGTGTGTATCTTTATCAGTTGAACCGCCAGCATGGTTTGATAAAATCTGTTCATTGTCACCATCAGTAAATAATTGAGTGGTTTGTCCTGCAACTACTTGGTATTTCCCTCCATTTTCTATTTGGAATCTATCTAAGATTAAACCTATCATAGCCGCATGAGTATCTTTTCCTTGACAAAAATCCCATATAACAGTTGATGTAAAGTTTTCCGCTGCCGCTATTACTGTCATAGCATTTTCATTTCCTTTTGCTAAAATAACAGGACTATAAACTTCTTGATTAGCAGTAAAAACATCAGTGTCATTATTAAATATTCTTACTCTATCACTAGAGCCTTTACCTAAATTACCAGTAGAAGGAACTACTGCTGCTTTTAGAGGATGATAATACCCAGTTGCTATATTATACAAAGTATCTTTATTTAATCGCCCTCTTAAAGTTATATCTGTTCCTGGTTTTATTGTAACTTTATACGCAGTAGTTACGGCCACACCATTATTAGTTAAATAAGCATGTCCGTCTGTATCATATTCAGTTCCACTTCCGCCATCAATTGTTCCAATAAATCTTCCCTTATCATCATAAAGAAGGTCGCCAGCACTTAAAGCAGGACTCGGTGCAGAAGAAAAAGTAATCTCTTGGTCGTCAATAGAAATAGTTCCTAAAGAAACAATATCATAAGCATAAAAAGGAATATTTTGTGTAGCAAATAATTGTTTTTTGATTGGTTTTTCAGGATTTATAGGATTAAACATAAAATCATAACATACTTCAGTTAATCTCATTAGCCCAAATCTTTTAAGAGTAGATAAATCTTGTTCCGTAGAAAAATTAAAAGTTTGATAATTAGTATCGTTTAGACTTATTCTATGTCCTTCTATGATAGAAGTGTCTTTTATATTTTTATTTTCTAATAATAGCATTTTATATTTAGAAAGGTTTTTAGTCATAGTATTACTGCTTTCGTGCATTATACTATCGCTTCTTAAAGAAGAGTAAGGTAATAAATCTCCTGTAATGTATAAAAAGTTTCTTAATGCTGAATCGTCAATATGTTGTAGTTTTGATTTACCTAGTAGCCAATTTTGTCTAATAGTATTTGTGGGTGTTATAGACCAATTTTCGGGAAGAGTTTCAAGAACCCTAGATTCATTAAAATTAGAACCTAAAACGCTAGTGATTCCTCTATAATCCAAAGGCCAAGTTCTAAATAAACTATCTGTTTTACCAAAAGAAGTTAAATTTTCAGTAGCAGTATTGGGTTTAAATTTAAATGATTCTAATAACCTAGTGTAATTACTTCCTTTTTGAGTAAAAGAAGGAAAAAGGAACTGCCCACTATCCATAAGACTTGGAAGATTCGCCCCAAAATTACCGAATCCTACATCATATATTCTATAATACGGCTGTCCATATTTAGTAGTATAATCCATAGTGGATGCTCCATTAGTATTATCAACATTTATAGGAACTAAACCAGTTGATGTAAAAGTAGGATGAGGCTGAATTAAAATTTTTCCTCCCCATAAATGCGCTCCGTTAATTACTGTTAATTCATGGTTCTTTTTAGTCACTAAATATGCAGTATCTCCAGTAATACTACCTTGTAGATTTCTATCTAAATGAATGGTTGCCGAAACACTAGCCGAAATAGTTTCAATATCTACTTTTCTTACTATACCTTGAAAATGTTCAAGAACAGGTGTAATTCCATCTATAGTTCCAGAATATATTGAATCTCCCTTTTTTACATTATAAACACTAACATTATCTACTTTTAAAAATCCAGAAATACGATTTTGGCCTGAAATAGTTCCTAGTGATGTAATAGTAGCATCAACCACATTATTATTATATTCAACTGAGCGCCCTAATGTAATTGGAACATATGGAGCCATTTCAATAATATTTTTGTTATCCTTTTTAGTTACATTAATTACTTCAAAATCTATTAAAGTATTTAAAACATCAAAATCGGCATTAGGCGAACTACCATGTTCGTCTGCTAATAGTGTTTGAAAAGAATTATCACTTAATAGTGCGGAAGGACTTTTAATAGCATATCCTTCAGCACCAGCAATTGCATTTGAACTAGTTTTAGGTAAATTAACTCCGTCTGTTCCATCAGCATTTAATTTTGTTCCAGATGTAAAAATAATTCCTTTATTTGCCGAACCTAAAAGACTTGAAGGTTTATTGGTTGTTAAATGAGAAGAACCCAATGCTTTATTTAATATGTAGTTTTTCTCTATTTCCATATAGATTGCTTCTCCATTAATTTGAGTTAATGATGGGGTTATGATTAATTTTCTTAATACTGAAGAATGGACGGACAATGTTTCTACTTTTCCTATATATCCATTAACTGTGAATAATTTTGTTCCGACAATAGGGTAATTATCAAAAAAAGAAGCCCCCGCTACAAGACCTGTCTCTATTTCTTCTGTTCCTAAAGGATAAGTGTAAGTTTGACCCGCTTTAATATTTCCTAATTTATTATAAGGACTACTAGAAGAATAAATAATATCTTCAGTAAATAATGTATTTAAGTTAATAATAGGAGATAATAATTTATTAAACTTATCTCTACCCTTTATTGTCATTTGTGTCTGACCTAGTTCCTTACTCAAACCAATATTTTCAATCTCACCATTAAACCTTTCAATGTATAAGAAATACTCGCCGCCCAAATAGTTTTTAGGAGTATAACTATCATTAGCAAATAATAAAGTTATTAACCCTTTTTCTTCATCACAGGCGGTAACAGTCGCAAATCTACCATGATTGTTAAAAGAAGAGAAAGAAACATACATCTTAGAAAAACGCCCATTAAGGAGAGATATGTCAAGCATAAGTGTGCCGTCAGTTGCGTTATATGCCCTTCTGTGGAGGCTTGCGCCAGCAGTAGGGGAAACCGTAGCGGTAGCAAAAGCCCCTTCGTTTTCAGTCCTTACTTCGCCTCTAAACGCTATGCTTTGCACCCCCGACGACAGCGAGCCAAAAGTAGAAACAATGAGTATTGTATTATCAATCTTTACTTCATCACCTGCATTTAAAACTGTTTCTAGGTTATAATCAGTATTAAAATTAAAATTGTTCGTTGAGTTGGTTGAACTATATGTTGCTTTTAGTGGCTTAAACTCATCTAAGTCTCCCCTATGAATAGTATGTCTTACTCTATACGGAGTAAACTCTTTAATTTTTTTAGGTAAAACTCTTGATGAATCAATAGCAATTGTTTCAGCAAAGCCGCCTTTACCATTAATAGATTCTGTATTGTAGTGTTCATATACATTATACAATAGATTAGCCTTAGTTGGAGAGAAAGAATAGTGTAAATATCTAGTTGGGCCAGTGTATAATCGGGTGAGTATTAAATCATCAATGTCTCGTCTAGCATTAGGAAACATTTCATTATAGTCCTTAGTATCAGCAGTAATTGTTCCGCCTTCGTTTATAGTTATAGCACCACTTATGGTATCATCTAAGTCTCTTAATTTATCCGTTAAAGTAACTCTATGTGAATACTTACTGTAATCTATAACTGTTTTTCCAAAGTCCTGCATTGTTCTAAATACAACGGCATTTGTTGTATTAAAAGCACTTGGATTTGTTTGTCCTCCACTTACTGCTTGCATACAATAATATTTAGTATTATGGTCTAACTCATTAGGCTTATCTAATAACTCATTATGAAAGTAAAATAAAGGTCTTGCACAAACAAGAGCACTTCTTAAATCATTTTTAATACCAAAAGAAACAGCAACTATATCAGTATCAGTTTTTTCATGTCCTCTAAATACTCTAAACTCAGTTCCTTTTGGTATTTCATTTCCTAATTTTGGTTCAAACTCAAAAGCATCCCCTACTACATCTTCTGTTTTTATTTCCGTAATTCTAGCAAAATGATGCTTTTTAGCATCATCCGAATAAATTAATACATAATAGTGATAAGTAGCAAAATCAGCGGGATTAATTAAAACCCCTTCAGTAGTTAATGCATTATAGTTTTTAATTCTAAATCCCTTAGTAGTAGTTAATGTAGTATCTACGGTTAAAACATTAGCAGTAAGAAAGGTAGGAGTAAATGTAGAGAGATGGTCTTTAGCAATAACTGTATATATTATTGATGAGTTTGTTCCAGTTCCGCCACCAATTGATGAATCGGCAAACTTAGGATTTGTGGGTGCATCTGTTTTAGCACTAGAAGGACTTAAATCAACGACCATTATTCATCCACCTCTTCAAATCTTAAGTAAAGCACTGTATCATTAAAATTAGGCATTAAATTATTAATTGCCGAAAAACTATTTACTTTTTTATTCATAATACTTAATTCGTGTAATTCTCCCATAAATTGTTTATTAGTTGTTGCTGAACCTGCACCCGTAGCACCACCACCAGTAGCCCCTATAAAGAAATCTTCTGCAACCATAGAAAAGTCATCTGTTTTAGTATGTGTTCCAATTTTAATCACCTTTCCATCTAAAAAGATATTAATTTTTTTATTTTCATTATCCCATGAACAAGCGATATGATATGTATTGTTAATATAAACCGGCTCTAAAGCGGCTTTGATATATAATTCACTTGTGTTTGATAGAGAAACAGTTGGAGAAGAAGTTAAAACAATAGTTCTCGGACTATCCGAACTTGCGCTTGCTGTATTTATAGTTCCTAAAGAAATAAAATCTTGTCCATCTCTCACAAAGAGTTCTTGTTTATTTCCTCCAAAAAGAAAACCTAAAGCAGAAGCAAAATTGGTAAATGGGATTGTTGCACCTGTATTTGCACCACTAGGTTTTCCAATAAAATGATACTCCATTTTACCTTCATCATTAAATCCAGAAAGACTATATTCTGTGGATGGTGAGACTTCGCTAGAACTAACATATTTATATCTATATCCTTGATTTGGTAAAATTACAGCATCGGAAGTAAAATACTCCATAGAATTAGAACCTAATTTTATTCCTACTTTAATTTTATATCTAGCGGGATTATTCTCATTGTGTAAAGTATCATTAACCAAACTAATTTGTAAATTAGTGCTGGAAAATATCCTCATTTCATGAGTTAAGCGAGCAGTTCTAGTAATATAAAGTTCACTTTCATAATCAAATTGTTCTCCTACTGTATAAACTGACTTAAATAGTGCCGGCATTATTTTTTTAGAATCAGTAGTGATATTATTTGAAGAAGATATTATGTTTGAACTTTGATTTATAACTTGCACAGGAATTTGGTGTCCAGTTTCGCTCTCACTTCCATAACCATTAATGTCATAAGGAGTCAAAACACATTCAAAAGTAAAATCTTCTTCTAATTCCCAAATACCATACGCTACTTCACTAGTGGGTATGCTATCCGAATAGTCAATGGTTAAAAACGCATTACACATAATAGGAAAAACTAATGACCTTTGTTTTCCTGTTAAAATTGTATAAGACATTTAAACACCTCAAGGTAATACGGTTGCTGCTACAAACTCTAAAGAAAACTCTACACCTACGCTTTCAGCAGATAAAGTAGCACTAAAGTTTGAAATAAAGCCTTTAATGCCGGTATGCCCATCCCAGTCGCTATGGTCGGAAGCAAGAGGAAATGTAGAAGGGGCTAAAACATTTTTATTGTCTTTTAATAAAGAACCTCCTCTTGCTGTAAATGTAAGAGGTATTTCTTTAATGCTCCCTCTATCAGCATAGTCTTCATCAACTTTTGAGTCAATAAGTATAACTAATTCATTAACTGCTTGATAAGAAGCAAGACCCGTTGAATCTACTGATGAAGCAAGCATTTGAGCAATTTCATGCGCTGTAAAAGTTAAAGTATTAGGAGTTCCTCCTGTTTTAGTATGAGTTCTTTGAATAGCAGTTTCAACTATAAAACCAGTTAATGAAATTCTTTTATTAGACATACCTAAATCTAAAGCAACAGTTGTAGATTCTCCTGTCACTAAACCACTTAAAGGAATAGGTATAGCAGGAATAGTTTTATCTACTGAAAGAGAAACACTATTGACTCTTAATGGTATAGTATCTATACTTGCACTACTGCCTGAATGCTTTTGTAATTTTAAATAAACATAATAATCAGTCATAATATCATCTCATTGTATTTGAAGAAGTGCTTCGGTTGATACTTGAACTCACCATTCTTCCAATTTCATCAGCCATTCTTCTCATCTCAGCCTTTGAAGAATCTCTAGCATTAACAGTTATATTAAAGTTATTAACAGTGCTTCCACCAACTCTATTTTTACTATTACTATTACTACGAACTTTTGAGCCTCTTGGTAGAGAAACTAATTCTGGGCCTTTTTCGCCCACAACTTGCATATCACTTGAAACTGTTCCGCCTGTCGCCATAAAAGAAAACTTATTTTTCATCCATTTAACTAACATAGACACCCCTTTATACACAGCGACGAATGCTATAACAGCCAACCAAACAGGTGCGTTAAAGATGAAAAGAACAACAACTACTATAATAGCCAATATCATAGGTATTGATTTGAATATGGTTGTCCAATCCTCCTTGATGTCAGCAAACCAATCTATGATTTTAGTAGCCGCGAGTTTTGAGAACTCTATAATAATTCCACCTAATATTACCAGTCCTACTCCTATAATACCTACCGCCACTCCTAAAAGACCGCTTATTATTTTCCAAGCCCCGTCTATAACATCTTCAAAATTACCGTCTTTACCGAAGAAACCATGAAATATCTGTGCTACCCCATCTATTACTCTCTTAAACATAAAACCAACAAATTTTAAACTTTCTTTTATTGCGGGCCAAGCGGCTTGAATTGCTTCAATAAGCGTTTTACCTACTGTCTTCCAAAGTATATAGGCTACTGTTATAACTAGCATTCCATATATTAACATTTTACCCATAAACAAAAGTCCTTGACTTATTAATTTAGGTAAGCCCTTTATTCCTTTAACAAATTTATTAGTGAACTTACCTAATTTACTTTGTTCAATGGCTTTATCTCTAGCCTCTTCTAATAACTCAATCTGTTCCTGAGCCTGTTTAAAGATTATGTCAAATTCATCTTCTGAAATCTTTCCTTGAGCCATTTGGCGACCTGCATCTCTAATTTTTTGCTTTTCTTCATTTATAATTGGATTAAAACTTTTACTTACATTACCTATTCTTTTTGCTTCGTTAAAACCGCCTTTTAATTTACTCATTATGTTAAAGTCTTTTCTACGCATAGTCAAAACTTTACTTAATCCTATTGCACCTTTCATCATTCCTCTTGTCATTTTTGAAAAGATATTATCTGCTTCATCTGCATTATCACCTACTTTCCTTAATAACCCTCCCAAGAATCTAAAACCAGTTGAAAATTTATTTACCATTCTAAACATTCCAGGCGGTAAAAACCCATACATAACTTTTCTTACTAAAGCCGCTTCAACACCGAATAATTTAACTTGTTGTTTTGTTGATGTTATCGCTAAATCTAAGTAATCAAAGGCGTTTCCTCCAGCCTCCCTATAAGCATCAAAAGACTTTTTAGAAAAAATCTCAAACTTTAGTTGTGAGTCCATAGCCTTATCTAATACCTTTTCTCTTGTAGAAAGAGCCTTATTAACTTCCTCTTCTGCATCTTTGGCTTTTTTGACTTGTTTAGTATATTCCTTTTGGGAAGAACTTATTTTTCCCATTGTTTCATCTAATTTTGCTAAAACCCTGTTCATCTCTTGTAATGCTAAGTTATTAGCGGCGAGAGTTGCAGTATATGACATTTAAATCACCTAAATTTATTTGTTTGGGCTTTGGTTTTCTTTTCCAATTTGTCCATCTCTTCTTGTTCTAATTCAGCCATTACTTTATGAACACTCAATAAATCAGTCACTAAGGATGCCGGCATTTTATATATTTCAAGAGGACTTATGGCTAATGCTTTCGCTAGAGTATAGACAATGATTAAGGAAATATCTTCAGGAGAGCCTTGCTTTCCCTTTAATATCCCCTTTAGTCTTCGTTTTTTCCTTCATCCCCCTCAAAAGCCGTAAACGGATTAGGAAGGATTTCTTTGAGTTGATTGCCCACATATGGGGTTAATCGGAGAATATCTATTGCCGATAGACTAGGTTCAGTCTTAGTAATAAAATTTTCAACCATAAAACGGAACATAGCATTTAAATCTAGTTCCATGTCTTGTCTCTTAGCATCAATTTTCATAACGCTATTCATGGCTTTATCAACCTCAAGCCATGAGGGTTCTTTTACCCAGACTTTAAGGTATTCATCACTTTCGGGTGCTACTTTAATATAATGTAGCGTAGGCTCACTTAGCGCAAATAAAACGCTCTTATCAGTTACAATTTTCTTGTTTAACATATTCTCCACCTTCAAAACCAACAAACATACAAACGGTGTTGGTGGAATATTACTTACTTAATTTAGATTCAGTCTTTTTTACAGCCTTCTTTTTCTTCTTTTTAGAGTCTTCAACTCTTTTTAAGTTTTTTGCATATTTAGAACCCATATAATCACCCTTGTAGCATCCAATGTGTTCTTACTGTGCAGGAATGTAAAGTTCTAGGCATAACTGTTGTTTCTACTGTAATCGGGCCTTTATCGTCAGCCATTGGGAAATTATTTGCACTAATAAAATAGTCTTTGAACTTTAGTATAATATTTTCTCCAGTTGATTTTGTAAAACTTAACTCAATAAGGGATTCATAATCTGCTCCGCCATCATTACCATCACCGTCATTTTCTGATTGTTTTAGTAATTCTTTATACAAAATATCATCAGTGACATGGCCTGTAAATTGAAGTTCATAAGTTCTTTGAGCAGGAATTGCTTCTTGAACGCTTTTACTTCCTACTCCAAAGAATCTCCTGTCGGTTAAAGTATTATTCATAGTCAATGTTAATGTGTTTATTTTCAAAAACGATTGCCCTAGAATACTGAAAGAACCATCTGAAAAGAAGAAAGGTTCTCTAAATCCATCAACTGATGGGAAATTGAAAAAGGCAGTTTCATCAGTAATTCCTCTTCTAGCATTATATGATTCATCGTTTTCTAGGGAATGAACATTTCTAGTATTTGCACTAATTTGCATTTTAAGTTCTTCATTCTCGTTGGCTGTTAAAGTAAGAGTATTGACTCGGCAACCTCTAGCAATTTTAACAAAGTTAAAAGATTCATCGGTTTCACTTGTTTCAGTATGATAAATGTCAGTAGAAGCCGCAGGGTCTACTAATTTACTGAAAACTTGTTCCATAGCAAATGAAGGTAATAAATCTCCGTTTTGTTCAGCAAATGTGTATTGAATTGCTTGTTGTATTTCTCCATTTGATAATGAAGGGGCTGTTATTCTATCAATATTTCCTGCAACATCTTGAGCAGGATTAACATAAGGAGTCATAACTGTTCCGACAGACCTAAAGAAAATTGGGCCAGTTTCTTCTACATCATTATAGTTAATGTATATTTCATTTGCTCCTCCTGCATCAGCACCATTAGTCGGAGTGTTGCCTGATAGTGCTGTTTCGCTAAATGCTCCACTAGAAACATTCCCAATATCAACATTTGTGCATTTTCCAAAGAAATAATATAACCAAGCACCGTGATTAGCAACTAAAGTTAAATCAGCCGCACCTGCTGTTTCAATTCCTTTGTATTGATAAGTCCAATTTCTTGAACCACCAAGAGATAAATTAGTTTGTTTCATTTCTACTTCTGTTGTAGGGAAAGTAATAGTTTCTGCAATTCCTAGCCAAGTATCGGAAAGAAGGGATTTTCTTGCTCCATTAGCAGGAGCAGGACAAGGTGCGCCATAACTGTCAATAACGAAATAATCTCCACTACTAATGGTAGTCTGTGGAGAAAAGGTAAGAGTGTTAGCAGTATTACCAGTAATTCTATGAGAAGAAACAAAAGCATTTCCGCCAGTATATTTCTTAACGATACAACCAACATATAAATTATTTACTAATTTAAAATCAGTTCCAAATACCACATTTGCTACTGTGCTTGTATTAGCCGTTACCGTAGTTACAGTTCCACTAGTTTCTTGAATTGGAAAATAAATATCTACTTCTGGAACTTTAGTAATACTTGCTCCGCTTCCTAAAAATATATCTGTGTTTTTAACCATGTTATCCTCTCCTTTCCTTTACAAACTTACTAAGGGAGTGTTAATGCGAATCTTTTTGCTTCTAATGTGACTTTATATCCGAATAAACGCTTGGCTCTATCATTAGACTCGCTTCTTGAACCAACAAATAATTGATTGAACTTAGAACCATCACTAGCAGTATAACCTGTGCGCTTACTCTCAAGCACCCTACGCAGTATCAAGTATATAGCCCTTAGCCTATCCTTGCCGTGTGCCGAATCAGCCCCGCCTCTTTCATCGTGTAATACCCGAATATGAATAGTAAAAGAGTATGTTTCGTTTCTTACATCATAATGAATAGTAGGATAAGTAATGTTCTGTGAATCCTCAAATACTACAATAGTAGCGGGTGTTCTGCTTAAATCAACTCTACTTCCTTTATTAGCAGTAGTAGTTCTAATATCAATAAAATCAGGTGTAACCGCATGACTAACTGCAATATCTCCTGAACTTACTAATGCACTAGCATTAGAAGACCATTGAGTAGAAAGTAAATCTAAGAGAAGAGAGACTTCATCCACATTTCCACCTCCGAATCTAATTGTCTTTCAATTGCTTTTTGAAAATCTTCTAAAGCAAACTTCATTACTTCTTCATCACTAAATGAAATATCAATACCTAAACTCTCGGACACATCGTTCATAACTAATTGCCTTTCCTTTTGGATAGCCAGCAATTGTTTAAACAAACTTAAGTCAATTGTTATAGCCATATTAATCTAGGAAATATACAATATCTCCTTTTCCTTTCAAAATATCCATAGCCTCTTTGCGAAGTATGTCATACTTTTCTTTAGTAGAAATATTTCCACCTGTTTCTGCAATAAGAACGCTTTGGTCGTCATGTCTAATAACTTCAGCCGCAGTTAATTTAGTGGCCGCTTCGTGAATAGCAGAAGGAACTCTACCATCACCAGCAATATAAGAAACAACAACAGAATTATCTCGGTGATAAGGATAGTCTCTTAAAAAGAAGATTCTGCCTTCTTCACCAATAGTCCAGTAAGAACCAAGTCTTTTTAAATCTTCTTTGTCCGTAAAGTTAGTTAAAGAACAAACACTTGGTATAGAATCAGTAGTTGTAAATGTAACTACTTGACTACTAAAAGCACCACCTGTTGTAGCAAGACTCAAAACAACAGTAGTTGAATCAGTAATAGAAGTAATTGTAGCAGTAGTAGGAATATTAGATAATGTCATAGTCATTCCTACGGATAACTTACTAGAATCCGCAACAGTGAGGTTTGTTGAGTTATTACCTGAGCATGACTGTTTTATTGTTGCCTTGAGGGTGCAATCTGCCCCATCATCCCCCGAAAGGAGGGATGAGATGAAGATTTGCTTTCCATTATCACGGTTCTTACAAGCATAGAAAAAGTCTGAAATAGATAAATTAGAAGAAGTGAGGCTTTTTGGAGCAGTTGCCTTAGTAAACTGTGACATAGAAGGAAAAGATTCATTGATTAAAGAAACGATTTCTTCATTAGTAGTCTTAATACCGAATGTATTACAGAACTCATCGTTGCCTAAACTACCGACTACATTTTCAGCAAGCATTTCAAAAGATACTCCACTATCAGGTAATTGTAAAATAATAGAGTTCAAGTCTCTAAAATTATCATGTAATGTTATTTTTGCTTGAGCCGAAGCAAACTCTTTATATTCGCTTCCCTGCCAAAGTAAAAGAGAAACAATTTTTCTAACCTTCATTTGTTTTAATTGAATAAAACCTACATGACCCCCATAATAAGACATATGAGGAAGTTGAGTGAACTCAAAGTTATGGTATTCATCTTTCGTCACAATTGGTCTAAAAGACCGCTTAACTTTATCATCAATAATACCTTCTACTCTTTTAATAATAGCACCTATTTGTGCTTTAGTAGGATATGTAGAATCACTAAAAGCAGGAACTTGTAAAAGGTTTGCTACTTCAGTATGGTCGGTATAAAATCCTTTACCCGCAGAATAATCAGGGTCAATAGAAGTATAATCGCTTGGCGAGATTGTTGTTCCCATACTTACTCACCAAATTCTCTTTTAAGTTTCCTTACATATTTTTTAATTTTATTAGCGTGTTTAGACATTGGGCGATTAGCAGAAGTATTAGAAAATGGGTTCAAGTCATATTCTCCATGAGTAGTTATTACTAAATCTACTTCTACATATGCCTCTTTTAATCTTTCTTTTATATTATCTGCATTTACTTCATTAGTTGCATATTTATCCTTTCCGTAATCAGCAGTTTGTTGTAATTGAGGGTTTCCTTCATCTGCACCTGAAAGGACTTGAATATCGGAGACATAAGAATCTAATAGGGCTTTGTTATCATTGACAATTTTATTGCCTCTTTCTATTAACTCTTTTAATTCTTTTTCTGTATCTTTCAATTCTTTTTCTTTTTCTGTATCTTCTTCTTCTTTTGCTGTTTCAATTTCTTCTCTTACCGTTTTAATTTTATTCATTAAAACAGTTTCTTCTCTAAGCCAACTTGATGATGTAGAACTAATACTACTTCTTAACTTATTATAGTCATCTTCTGACATATAAGAATATTCTCCGTCTGTTCCTTTTTCCTTTGAACGGTATGCTTTTGATGATACTTGTATTGCTTCAGCCGCCGTCATTTCTTCTTCAACATGTTCATAATTGACTTGTTCTTCTTCGTCTAATTCTGTCCAATCTTCAATGGAGATAACTTCGCCCGTTTCTGTATTCTTTTTTCTAGCAATCATATAGAACTTATCTTGTCCTGCTTTGCTATCTTTACTTTTAATAGAACTTATAACTCTAGATGAAAAAGTAGGCTCGCTTCCTTTCTTGGTTCTAATCATTCCCGTTAATTTAACTGTTTTAACCGTCGTTGGGTCATTTAATACAGGAGTTAATATTCTTTCAAATAGAGCAATATTATCTTCAATAAAAGTCAAAGGGTTGGCTTTTTCGGCAAAATCAACAGAAAAGTCTTTCTTACCAGTAGTATCTTTATTTCTAAATTGATACATTTGTCCATCAAGACTAATTACTTGTTCTTCCTGCATTTGAGAAGTTCTATTATCTAAATCATCTTTAGCCGCCATAATTTGCATATCTGTGAACTTGTCTTTTGAAACTTGCGCCCCATCATTAACAAATGCCCCGCCTTCTAATTTAACAGGTGTTAAATAGGTTGCACTGGTCGGTTTTTGATTCATATTATCAATAGTGTTTTCATCTAGTAAAAATGAATATTGAATAGGCTCAACTTGTATTTTTGATTCGGTATTGTTAATCTCAAGAGGGGGAGAAGTTCCTAATAAATCCATAAGAAAATCAGTTTTAAGATTGCTTATTTTACCATCATCTCTTGTGGGAAAATCGCAAGAAAAGTGTTTTTCTGAACCTTCTGTTGGCTTAAGATAATATCTGCCTTGTCCTCCGTCTCCTTTTTGTTCAACTAATGAAATACTCTCTTCAACATCTAATTCATTTGTTTTAAATTCTTCAAAGAAATCAAAGTCGGGCAAATTAATTTGTCCATCCTTATAAAAAGATGAAACGCCGCTACCTCTTAATTTATTAACTACATTAGAATCTAAAATATCTTTTATTTTTTTATCTTTAATATAGTTAATATTAGAGGTATTTT